AGTATTCTGAAAAAATTAGGAAGTGGGGGCGAACCCCCAAATCCTAATAGACCAACAAAGAGAAATTAAGCCTCAACTATTCCAGTACCATTAGCGGAGGTTACCCACGCGCCAAGGATATTATCAATAGCAGTTTCAAGTGTAGTGTTTGCATCCGGAACCAACAAGATTTCCTTGAGCGGACTAGAGACGATGTTACCAGTGTCGACTTGCTGAATGTCTTCGTGCAAGATGGTGTACTGGAAGTAAGCGTCGTCAACGTCGATCGGAGAAGCAAATTCAATTACAGGATCTTGAGTGTGATCCAGGTTGTATTTGCGCTGTCCGTGAGTAGCTTTGTACCACAGATCCAACCAGCGGCCTTGTCCTTGTCCTTCACTTGCTTGAGATTGTTCGACATAGTCAACAGTGTTGAAATCGAATCCACGCTTCAAGCCGATATCGAGACGAGTCTTAACTTGAGGAATACGATCTTCGAAAGCAAGTTCGCGGTCAAGGGCCAAGATGATGATAGAGTCAGCTACACCGCCAGTAGCAGTACCAGCAGTAGAGAGGTCTACATCGAGAATGTGAGCACCCGTAGTGTTAGACGTGTACTGAGCTGCAGCAGCAGTAATAGCAGCCACGTCTTGTGCGTCGGGATTGTAAGCCAGCTGACCCCAAGTGTCCGTAGATACTACGTCGATAGGAGTGCCAGCAGACAAACCAGAGATAACGTCACCTCCAGATGGAGAACCCTGAGACATAACAGCGAAAGCGATGAAAGGAGCATTGCCGCGGTAACGGGTGCGATTCATTGCGAGTGCGCGAGAGTTACGGTTCAGTTCGTAAACCATGTGCTGGATGATGTAATCCACAGGTTCAGCAGTACTGAGAGCAGTAAAGTTCGGAGTAAGAACGCTAGCGTTGATGTGATTAGTAGCTTCAGGAGAGAACATTTCGTCTTGTCCACGGCCACGGAAAGCAACGGAAATAGTATATTCAGTGTCGTCCAAAGCAGTAATTTCACCGTCTTCAGTACCTACTACCCAAGTGGATTTAGTAGGATTGACAGGATCTTGCTTAGTGACGAGCAGGTTATTTTCGCCCTTGATGATTTGAGATGCTTCGTAAGGACGGTTCCAAAGCGGGGAGTTATTGGGATTGCTGTAAAGATCAGCAGAACCGTTAGTACCTTGGTAGATTTGAATCCAAGGAGCCGTAGCTACGGTGTCGTAAGTGGTGGTGTGGTTCAAACTCTCGAGATATGCTACTGCACCAGAACCGGGGTTAACTGGAGAAGCGTTGAAGAGAGATACCTGACCATCACTCAAGTTGGATGCACCCGTAGATGCGTCGATAAGAGCAGTTCCGTCATTTACTACGGTGTCAGAAGCGTTCGAAACCAAGAAAGTTTCGACTGCACGCTTGTTAGTATTAAAACTAGCCATAATATTGTTGTTTAAAAATCAATTATTTATTATTCGTTATTAAATAGTTTCTGAGTCTTCAACTGTACGTACTGAGGATTCTCTATGATACCCGAAGCTATCTGAACAGCAAGGTCTACAATTTCAGTATGAACCATTTCGGGTAGGTCGCAATCTTGCGAGGGGTAAGTGGTTCCGTCTATATATTCGTAACCACCGAATGAGATCTTAGCAGGTTTTTTAATGTACTCGATGTACACTTTTCCGAGAGACTGCCCAGTATCTGGGTAGAGATAGAGAGACTCGCCGGTGCCATCAGAGCTTCTTCCGAAGTTCACGATTACACCCTCATCAGTGGATTTGTTGAAGGGGTCATCCAGAGCATATGACAGGTCGTCATTCTGGATCTGACGCAACGGTGAGTTAACTGCACAGTCGGCCTTCACGATCTTAGTCCAAGCCCGAGTAAGAAACCAGTAGTCGTATTCGAGATCGTCTAGACTGATCTCGAAGATGTTTTCGGAAGTATCTACTTGAGATGGTTGAATACCAGCTTGGAGCGGATATTTAATGTGAAGAGACTGTAAATCTGAGATCCTTTTTTGGTTAGATTCAAATCCAGAACGCTGGTTATTATTTATTCCGTACTTTTTCTTAGTAAGCACGTTTACAGCTTCGTTCAGGAGCCAGTCTCTCTCAGCACGATTAAAATCTTCTTTTGACAAGCCTGCTACCTTGTCAATTTTCAGATCAAAATCATAGTGCATTTCTCTTACCGTCATAATATAATTTAGTTATTATCGGCCGCTTGCTTTAGCATCTACGGCTTCTTCGAGTTCTTCTACGAGTCCGGCTTTCTTAGGATTGAGAATAAACTCTACGGCTTCTGCCTTCCGTTCACCAATTTCGATAGTGCCTTCAGGACGTGGCCAAGTATATGTTCCGGCTTTTTCGTATACAACTCGATAATCTACGGCTCTCTTAAGCAGCATTTCAGCTTCGAGTTCTTCTCGACCAGTTTTAGTAGACAGCTTCTTGAAGAAGCCCATGAATTTGTCGATGTTAGAATTCGGAGTGAAAGATGTTTTGTCGATATAGTCGAAAAGTAAGTTGTGTACTTGTTCGTCAGATAGAGAAGTAGTAGAAGACGCGATGTCGAGCAAATAGATAAATTTGCGCTTCATACTGTTCGTCATATCTTTGTGATGCAAAGCAGCAAATGCCTTCGATTTACGCTCTGTTTTCTTGTAACGAAGTTCTTCTGCTTCGTTTTCTATTGCAATGTAGTAAACAGCTTTTGGCCATTTGTGCTCTCTCCATTCTTTCTCGGAGTTAGCTACGTATTTGGAAGCGAGACACATATAGTAGCACAGCTCGTCTTCCATCTTGTCCAAGTCAAGTACAGTAGATCCGTCGTTGAATTTCCATACTTTTCTCTGGTAGAAAGTCAGGTCCTCTTCGGAAAGAGAATCGCCGCGACGCCAAGGACGGTTAGTGAGATATCCTTTGTCTAGTCCCCACTTCCGTTCCATTTTGTCTTGAAGGGTTAAGACGTTTCCGTCGTTATCCTTTACTGGCTCTCCTTCTTCGACCCAGGTTTCGGTAAGGCCCGTAGCCAAACCGCCTACTTTAGCGTCGTAGAGTGCCATAAGACCATCACGTGTTCGACCTACTTTCGTCTTTTTCAGTTTCTTGCCGGACGAGTCGTTTACCCAGTCTTCGATTCCGAGTACCATTTCTCGCGGCACTGATTGTATAAATACTAGTTTTTTACTTGCCATAATTCCTAAAGTTTACTTCGTTTAGTTTGAAGACTCCGGAGTTTAGCATCACCGGATATTATTTTTGATATGTTTAACGAGTCTTTCCAGGGCCAGCGCTAAAACTGGCCCAAGAAGAAAAGACCCTAATATGATGAATATTATGTCCGTATTACGGACAATTAATTAATATTCGTAGTCGTAGACCAATTCACCACAACGAGTGACGTCTTTGATCCAGATACCACCAGTACCTTCCGTGAACATGTCGTAACCAGCTTTCAATACGCCAGCTTGACCGCCCTTAACCGGGCCGTTCGGTCCTACAGTACCGACAGTGTAACCCCAGCGATAAGTATCTTTAACGCGGAGCATTTGAATATTGTTCTCGCCTCCGGAAGAACCGAAGTCCAAGAAAGTCATCCGAGAAGAATCGATCGGGAACTCAGGATACTGCGGGTGCATACGCTTGCAGTACTTCCGAGAGTCGTACATCGGGTTCTTAACGAGAGTAACTTCGATGCCTTCTGGTCCTTGGTAGTGTGTGAACTGAGCACCGAAAGAGAGGTGACGTTCTTTACCGGACTTAACACGCTCGATGAAGTTCGAGTCAACCGTGAAGAAGCTAGAAGCTTCAGAGGCCAACATGTCGTGGAACATCATGGAACCGAGCGTACCAGTCATCGCGACTACTTTGCGGTTCTGTTCGTCTTCGCGAGAGAAGAAGATAGAAAGCAAATAATCTTTGAGACGGTTTACGGTGAGGGCACCGTTGTAGTAATCGATCCAAGAGTATGCCAGTTGCTGACGGAGACCAGGTCCCGTCTTCTTCCAATAGCCAGATGCAGCCGGACGAGTTTGCTTACGACCGAGCAGGTACTGAGCTTCCATAGACATGTAAAGCTCGTCATGCATCTTGCTTTCGTACATCGGCAGAAACTTAGAAACTTTTTCTTCTTTATTCGTGCGCGGGTTAGTATAGAGGAAATCTACGGCCAGACGACCTTGGTCACGCATAGCCTTGTCAGTAACAGTGAACTTCTGCGCGAAAGCAGAAACCTGAGATTCCAGTTTGAAGCTGGAAGGCACCTGTTGAGTACCGAACTCTTGGTTGTATTCACTTGCGACCGTGGTCCATACTTTCGTCCATTCTTTACCTGGCTCGAGGAGAGAGGTAGGAAGAGACAGCCCGGGATCATCTCCTTGCAGACGCAAGGTGTAGATAACTCCGGTGGAATCCTGAATAGGAGCGCCAACGATTTCGCAGGGGAAGTCGTTGTCTTCCGGCATCAGCACGTCCGGCACATCGTAATAATCCAGGTCAAGCTTAACGCGGAAAGTCGCGTTTCCGAGACCAGGAGCATTATTAGAGGATTCGAGATTTTCTATTACGCGAGCAGATTTTTCTTCAGCGCCTTGCAGATACCAGCGATAAACTTCGGTGTCGATTTCTTTAGTACCGAAAGACTTAGCGCCCGTCATACCAAGCAGCGGCTTACCCGTGAAGAAACGGTTCTGAGAAGAATAAACCTTCATCAGAGTGTCCATAAATACGTGTGGTTTGCCAGTTTCGTAAGCAGCACCGAGGTACTGAGAATCAACGAAATTACCGCCAAAACCCTCGTATTTCTTGATTACAAATTGAGATTGAGTTGTTGCCATAACTACTTATCCTTAATGATTGTGTATTTAGTTTTGAGATTTAGTCTAGTTGTGTAAGAATCTCTTCCCAATTTACGTCTTTCTTCTTAGGGGCCGCGGTCTTGCCCTTGCGAACTGCGCTAGTGACGTCAGAGAGCGATTCTTCTAACTTTTTTTGAAATTTGCTGGCGGCTTTTGACTCTCCTTTTTTCTCGAACCGGGAAAGATCGAAACCTTTTTTCGGGTCGTAATCCATCAGGATATCCGCTAATTGGACGAAATGATCAGGATTAGATTGAATGCTTTGAATAGTTCTGTTCAAATCCGTATCCGTCGTGTCGCCCCTCCCTATAGGGTTGTAGATGAATGCCTGGAGAGATTTTTTGCGACGAGTAGGTAAATTCTCTTGCTCTTCAATTACAGAGACAACTTTGTTACGTGCTTCAGCCTGTTGACGTTCGAACTCTTCGCGAGCTTTTTCCTGTTCTTCTAGTAATCTTTCTTGCTCCTCCTTGAGAGAAGTTTTGAGATACTCGACAGCATCTTCAGCTTCAGGTAGTAAGTCGTCCGTAACTTCGAGACGAGCAATAAACTTATTTATCTTATCGTCGTCGTATTTAGTGGTCTTTTTGTAGTACTCCCTCAGTACTTGTTTTTGAGTCTGAGTATCATCAAGATCTATGTTATCGTAGTCTAAGGACGGAGCGTATCGATCGACAAAGTCTTTGATATCTCCTCCTCCCGCCAGTCCGTAACGTAGTGCTGCTTGATAATCTTCTGGGAGTCTTCCCCAGAGTGCGTCGAAAGCTTCTCGTCCCATGCGTTCCCGCGTGTGTTGATAAACTTCTTCGAGCTTCTCGGGAGTGCCGTCAAATTCGAAATCTTCGGGCTCTACAAAAATATTATTCTCGACTAAGAACTTGTAATTTGCTTTCGTAAGATCAGAATCCTGCGGAACTTCCGGCTCTTCTTGGGGCTCCGTTTGCTCAGGTTCTTCCGGTTTTTCAGGCTCCTCAATTTCTTCAGGAGTTTCGTCGGGGTTTCCGGTTCTTCCGGCGTTTCGGGTTCCTCCGTAGTAAGTGACGGAACCTCCTCAGGATTTACGACGTTTCCGCTTTCGGAAGCGTCTTGAAGAACTAATAGATCTTCTAAAGAAGGTGTGCTTTCACTCATGCTAAAATAGTATTTATATAATGCGTTTCAAAACAGAATGTACGTCCCAACAAAGAAATTTGGGAGAACTATAGCGGGAAATTTATTTTGTGTTGCTGCTAGAGCTATTTTGTTTCGCTATTTTCTTGTTTTCTAAACGTTCTTTTTGCTTTATTTTCTCTTTCTCAAGTTGGATTTTCTTCTCGAGCTCTTTCTTTTTCAACTCGAGTTGCTCTCTGTCTAGTTCGAGTTTTTCCTCGTCGACTTCGGAAGGCTCTTCTCCTCTATTTTTCATGGCTGCAATAGCTA